AGTCCGCCCATACCACTCACCCCAAACAAGTCCGCCCATACCACTCACCCCGAACAAGTCCACCCATGCCACTCATCCCGAACAAGTCCGCCCATACCACAGCAAACGTTTTGAAAGCTCAATTTGTTTGAAATTCTGAAGGATGGAAACTTGTTTGGGTTTTTTTTCTAAGGATTTTCATCTTCTAAAGAAATATTATCTAATATAGTAAGATCTAATCCCATTCCAGGGTTTGTTACATCTAGGTCTAAATCAACAAGTTCAATATTATTATTTGAAGGATGGACTTTATTTTTATTAGCGATTACATTTTTTAACCAATACATTGTTCCAAGATATATTAAGAGAGTTATTAAAAAGAATATAAAAAATATAACAATTGATGTGTCTTTTACGGTTGTCAGATGAGTATCCACGATACAGCATTTAGTCATTTCATTAGTAGGGTTTACTATAGACATTAGTTATATCATAACAACTTAAAAAGTAATGTAAAAAATGCCCTCTGAATAATCTGTTTTAGATTATATAAGAGGGCGGTGTTGGTTTAAATCAATTGGCAGTAACTATGTGGGTTTAATGTTGGTGATGGTCGTAAAACAAATTTTGGTTTTTGGACTCTTTTCTTCATCATATTTATTGCTAATTCACATATAGATACTACTTTCATCTTTTTAAGTCTTTCTGATCTAAATTTTATCATTGCTGCTTTGCGGATCTTCCATGCTTTTAAATGACGATTATAACGGACTTTTGTTTTCAATTCTTTTAGTAAATTACGTTTTAAAATTTTGATATAATCATCATTCTCTATTTCATATTCAACCTTGGAATCACAACCTAAAATACTATCTCTTGCTTCTATGAAAACTGCTGAAATAAATGCATATGTACGCTTAATTGTTTTATTTACTTCTTTCAAAAATGATTTCATATTGTAGATTTTTTATCACATATATATACCTAAAAGTACATTCCTATTTTTATAATATTTTATGGTAGTGAAAAAATAATTAAAAATTTAAAATGAAAATGCACTTCTGTATATCGGTTTCGCTACTTTTCTATTTTTACTCTTTTGTAAATTCTTTTTGATTCGTCTGATTTTTTGATTCTCTGCGTTTCTCCTTTTTTGTGCTGCCTTTTTTGCTGCTTCATTCTTGTACTTACGAGGACGACCTCTCTTTCTCTTTGGTGCTCCTGGGTCTGCATCTTTTTTCTTTGCTGCTTTTTTCCTTTTTTTCCGTAATACTACACTTTTTGAGAATGGAGTTCGCGCATTGTTTACCAACTCACTAAATAATGCTCTACGAGATGGATATTCACCCTTAGTAAACAATCCATGCTTTTTTGCTTGTTTTTTCAAGCCTGCGTGGTTAAATCCGCAGTAGTGATGTAAATATGGATCTACACCACCACCTACTAACCTATTAAGTAAATCTTTCTTTCTATCTTTTGCTCTATAACTAATATTATTTTCAGCTAATCTATTTTTTAATTCTTTCACACGACATTGTTCGATTCTTGCCATTTATATATATATAACTGTATATTTTTTAAATATCATTTTCTTTTCAAAGTATATAACAAATGCAAAATATAAGGAGTTTTTTTGAACTAAATGATTTTACAAGAAAATACATTGGATATAAGAAGACTAACGACACTTCTGGGATAAAAGATATGATAGCTGATTTTTGTGAAAGGGACAATCAAATAGTTGATATAATTAACTCAATTAAATGCTTTATAACTGTATTTGATAAAGAATTACCTGCTCGGGAAGCTGAATTAGAGGATATAGATAAATTACTATCAAAAAAGAGTTTTAAAAGGCATATAGAAGCATTACAGAAAAGACCGGAAAGGAATATGTCCGAAAGAGATAAAAAGAAAATTATTCTATACGATAAATTATGTAGTCAACAAGAATATTTAAGAAGGGTTAAAATTGGGAATCTAACACCTGGAGGGATAAATAATGTATCTAGAATTTCATACCAAGAATTTGATGAAGGAATTGCTTTACAAGAGGTAGATGATCATTTTTTATTGGAAAGAATAAAAGAATGGAATACTAAATTTAGTGCATTTGATAATTTCAAACAGAAAAAATACTTAAAATATGCTGTATTTGTTTCACTTATGGATATAACTGGTTATGGAAGAGATAAAGCTGCTTATTTAATGGGGTTGAAGAATTGGAGAAGGATGATATTACCTGATTATGAGACAAAAGTCGTTGAAGCTATGGAAAAAATTAGTATCATGAGACAAAAATACAAAGAGGAACATCAAGAGATAAAAAACATGCTAATAGAAAATAAGGAGGATGTAAAGAAATATAACATGAGATCTAGTAAGAAAATACCTATAGCCAACATACAGGAAACAAGGAAAAAGGTGTCATTTAGAGAAATAAAAGCATTAGCAAAATCAAAATATGTTGATGGCTTTTCAAGGCTATCTAAATTTGATTCTGATGTATTAACTTTTTTAGTAGAAGAGTATTTTTCCAAAGAGGATAAAGATAATATAACCCTAGAAAAAAGTAGAAGATATCTTGATAATAGAATATTTGTTTACATATATAATAAATTCTGTATTGGACCTATAAGTAATTTAGAAGAATCATATAAAGTTATACAAGATACATTTCAACATGTTGATGATATATATGGCGATGATCAATCATATTCCTCTGGTAAAAGAGCTATAGATGATTTAGTGCAAATGTTCAGCGAAAGTGATGAGCTAAAACAGTATCAAAACTTTAACGAATTGTTTAAAATCATTTCTAAAAAACACCTGAAGAATTTAAGGTTTGCTGTGTCCATGCGTTCTTTAAAAAGGATTATTACTGATTTTTTAAGATCAAGGTTGTTTTTTAAGATTTTTAAACTTAAACAAGAAAATCAACAAATATTTAGAGATTTAAGGAAGTCATTGGAGTATGAAATTAATAGAATATTTATGAAATTTGAACAAAAAGAACTTAAGATGGATATACAAGAAGAAACTCAAACAATGAGAAATACCTGGAATACATTTAAATCAAGTAAAATCAAAAATTTTAATAATAAATATTACAAAATAGGAAATAGAAAAACTTTATCATCTTTTACTGCAAAGACAGAGACTTTTTCATCCGACGATATGTTTTCAGATCAAGACCAGAAATATCAAGAAGATCTTTCTACAACCAAGCTTGTATTAGAGGATCCTAATGTTTTATTAAATGATATTAATAGTGACTTTGTTATGGAAGGAGGAGGTCCATCCGGTACAAAACAATCACCTGTATATAATAAATTAGTTGATAACACGGTAATGGATGAACAGAAACAGTCTGTACATACTAAACCAGTTGATAATATGGATGAACAGTCTATATATACTCAATTAGTTGATAATATGATAATGGATGGATTGAATGATCAAATGCCTGAAAATAAAACAACAATGAATGATAAAATAGTTGATGATGCTATTGTTTCTGAAGCACCAAAAAAGAAGAAGAAGAAAAAGAAGAAGAAAACACCTAAAAGACAATCATTTTTAGGAGGACCTGGTTTACAAGGTCAATGGCCAACAATCACTAAACAACAACATGCAGTCGCTGAATCTAGAATGGATAGGTTAAGACGATTACAAAGAGAAAGAGAAGAGGCTGTATACCGTACACAATTTGATAAAGATGTAGGTAGAAAATTCGGAATCACACGAGGTAGAACAAAGCAAGAAGAACTTGCTAATTATATAGACTATAGTAAATGGAAGAAAATGGATGCAGATAGAGAGGAAATTAAACGAACAGAGCATGGAATGAAATGGAAGTGGGGAGAGGAAAAGAAACCATTTTATTGGAATTCACAATATCCAAATTACGAAGCATGGAAATGGCGTCATCCTACCAAACGTGCTGTGTTAACTAATATAAATGAAGAGAAAAAGAAACCAACAGTAAATCAAACAATAAAACCAACAGTAAAACCTGTACAAACACCTGTTGAGATTAAACAAAAATTTGATAACATGGGTATTGATGAGCAAGTAGGACAAGATATCCCATATTATGATCAATGGAGTTATGATGGAAGAACTACACCCCCAATGTCATCTGATGAAGATTATGATGAAGAAATACCATTCGATGATATTGTTAAGATAAACGAAAAAGATAGATTGCGTGTATGGACCGAGTCACAGACTTTTCCTGAAATAAAACCACAGAAACAACCACAGCAAACATATAAACCACAACAGCAAACATATCAACCACAAACAGTTGCACAAGCACCTAATGATTCTGATTCTTCTTCAGATGACGAAGAAGAGGAGAAGTTCGTTGAATTAAAAGAAACAATGGGGGCAGATATACCTGATGTAGAGCCAATGGGTGAAGATATACCTGATGTAGAGCCTATCCCTATTGATGATGTATTAGATAATAAAAATGATGATATACCTGTAGTTAAGGAACAAGAAATAAATCAGCCATTAAATGAAGATATGGAAGATCTATTTGCTGGTGGTTATGAAGACATTAAACGTCTTAACAAAAATGATAACTTTAAAACTAATATCGAAGATGAAGATTATAGCTCCCTTGATATATTAGTAAGACAATCAGATGGAGGTTTTGGATTTGTAGACTCCAACGAGGACATCCTAGAATATGTACACCCAGGAGGAGTAAGTGATATAAAATTAAATATGCCTACAGATGAGATACCATCTAATTTCATATTAATTGATAATACACCAAAGATAAAGTTAACTGAGGATAAGAGCGAGATCGAAAATATTGCTGATATGCATACAGAAGAGAGTGTAAATGCATTGAATGATAAATTACAGGATGATAAGAAACAAGAGTTAATAATTGAAGATTTAGATGAATCGAAGGAGATAGAATTATCATTATTACCTGAGGAAAAAGAGATAAGAAGAATGCATACTGATAGACAGCAAAAAACTGCTACTGTTTCTGCATTTAGTGCTGAATTCGATAAGTTATTATCTGGAAAAGATATAGATTTCAGTGGACTAAAAGATTATGTATTTAAAACTGAAGCTTATCCTTGGGTTGATAGACAATCAGCAGGTGATGCACTAGAAGAAAAGAAAGAAGAAGAGGATTTAGAGGAATATAAAATAAATGAACCTACTCCTGAAAATTCACCTTCAGAACCTTCAACAAGACCTCAAATCATACGTAAAAGAACAACAGCTGCGTATTTAGAAGAGATACCATGGGTTATATTACAGAAAGAGAAACAACGTAGACAAAGGAATATCACTATTAGACGGAATATTGAAGAAGGAGTTTTGGATAATATACCAGCACAATTAACACATGAAGAAGCTATTGTATTAGATGCTCCATACGACGATATGGCTAAACAGGTTAATAAACACGTTCATGATGTATACTGGGCATTAAAAGAAGATGATGATACATTAGAGCATGAAGAGGTAACTAAACATATGGTGAATAGAATATTTGAGGAATTTACAAGAAAACCAAAAGTAACTACTGTGTTAACTTCTATAAAAACTAATATGGGTTCATTCTTTCACATGTTTAGTAAACTACACCCTAAGGAACGTGATTTGAATGATATGACCACAAAGGTATGCAATAGATATAATTATGTCAATGCTGTTAGACTCATTAGAATTTGTAATACCATAACTGAAAACGCTGACTTTAGTGTATTTGGAAGATTAGATGATCTAGTTGAACAAATTAATATATTTTATGATAATGTTATAAGAGAGAGTAATAAAAGACACAAATCATGGGAATCATTGTTGTATACAAATGAAGTATATATGGTGAAGAAGACTAGATTTAAAAGTAAAAAGCCTCTTAATGAACAAACATCTAGAAATAAAAAGAAGATAGTTGAGTACTATGTTCCGTATCAAAGACCTAACCGATCATCTATGAATGTTTTTAATCTGATATTGTTATACTCATACTGTGAAAATAAAAACTCATTCAAACAATTATTCAAAAAGTTAATCACTAATGAGTTTATTAACATATCTAATGAGTCACCTTACTTTTGGGGAAATAGTGATAGACAAAGAAAGGATATATGGACAAATTTAAGGGAAGCAAATGATAAGGTGGTGTCAGAGATACCTTTAAAGAACGATCTAAATCAAACTGATACTGAAAGGCATTTTATAAGATTAGCTTCTCAGATTAATAAAAAGAAAATTACAAAGTTACATCGTGAATATTTTGTAATCATGCCATTCTTTAAGAAAATGTATCCACGAAAAGATAAAGATGTTATTGCATGGAGAAACAACCCATTATTCAGAGATTTAGATAACACTAAAACAATCATTAGGACAATAACTACATTGAATATACAGACATTACTAAATACAGTATATGAGTTCTATGAGGTATTTGATTCTGAAATAGATAGAAATAAGTTCTTTGATGCATTTGTATCATACCTTGGGTTTTTATCAACTATGAAAGTGAGATCATCAGTTGAACAACTTATATTTGAGAAAGAAGAAAAGGCAAGAAAAAAACAACATAACAAGATGTTAGAACAACAAAAACGTTTTGAACGAAGAGATAAAGAATTACAAGCATATAAACGTAAATCACGACAAGATACACCTTCTGATGCTGCTAGTAGAACTGTTTCGGATGTGCAATCTCTAAATATGTTATCTTGGTCTGGTGATGGAGGAGAATTACAACCAGGAATGCAATTGTTAAGTGTAGAAGAACAACTACAGAATGATATAGATAATCATGTCATAAGCATGGAAAGTGTTATGAGGTCATTTGAACAAGAGTTAGAACACGCTATGGTTAAATTAAATGAAGAAAAAGAGTTTTTTGAAATATACTATCCTGATGATAACAAGACATTTTAATCTTGTTCTTTTATTTTTAACAGTTTACACAAACGAATTTTCCTTTTTACTACTTCTATACTATCTTTATATAATGCAATAAGTTCTTTTAAGTACTCATCGGATATACGATTTTTATGATCTTCGTATTCTGACAAAGACCAACCCGTAGACCTCATTATAGAATCACGTATGTGATCAATGGGTTCTCGGGTTTGTTTTACGTTAGTTATTTCTTGTTTTGCAAGGTAATAAATAATAAAACATGACATGGCACAAACAATCATTATTATTATAGATATATATTTAATATGAGTTATTGCTTTTGTTTTTCCCATTTTTGATTATATATATAACATTAATAACAAAACCTTATTTAATTACAAAAAACATTATAATGGCAATGCCACAAGTATATGATCAAAAGCGTCTAACACTTTGCGTTTTTCACGCGGAGAAAGGTTTTGAAAATGTCGTTCTGAACATAATTTAAGTATATTCGCTGAATCTTTTTTCTTTAATTTTATTTTCTTTTTGCCTTTAGATTTATTACTTACTTGTTTTCCTATTAGTATAATAATTATTGCTGCTGCGACACAGTATAATAATGCTAAATCTCTGTCCATATTTATACAATTCAACTACATAATTATTGTTCAACTAATTTATACAACAATATGTCAACATTTAAAAATATTGTAACTGAATTTAAAACTAACATATTCTTTTATTCAATAATATCATGGTTTGTATTATGGATATTGTTAATGATAAACGAAAGGTATAATGTAGTTAAACCATTTAATAAAAAAGATAACGATAAGGATTTATACTTTCACGCAAATGATATTTTCTTTCAAAAAATTGAAGAACACGTGTCTAAACATAAAAATTTGAAACAAATAGAAGACAAAATGAACTATTTTAAATACAAGCCCAAGTTTTTGCATAATGATATTGATCTAATTGAATTCTTTTGGTCATTAAAAGAATTTGACACATACTCATCAGTCTTGTTTAACAGTATGATAAGAACAACTGATATATTCATGAAAATAGTATACGAGGACTATGTAATGACACATTTAGTTATCAAAAATATGAAAGATTTAAAAAGGGAAATATTAAACACATTGCAACAGTTTATATTCAATATACCTCATCATATGCAAGACAAATTATACGATGCAGATAAAGTATTGAAAGGGATACTTAATAAACATATCAATAGAGTAATAACACTTAATAATAAACAGTTTGAAAAAGGTAATAACCAGCATTCATTAAATAAATATTTATTAACTAATGATACTGAACCATATACACATAAAGGTTATAAGATGACTAATATGTTAATGTACTAATTTATATTAGTAAAGGTAATCATCATAATTAAAATATGTGAAATGTCAGTTTGGGAGAAGTTAGTAAATAAATTATATAATGAAAAGCAAAATGTAAATGCCAAAGATGCACAAGAAGCTATGTTGTTAATTAATCGGATGGATTTCATACCGAATGAGAAGATGTTGCCTTTTATTAAATGCACGCAAATAAGTCAAATAGATAGACCTCTAGGTATAGGATTTGGTCAAACTATATCTGCGCCTCATATGCATTTTGAAACATTATATCAGTTGAGAAAAAGCTTGGTTAAAGGAAACAAAGTACTTGATATAGGCTGTGGTTCTGGTTATTTGCTTGCATGCTTTGCATATCTTGTACAAGGAGAAAATAGTGAAGGAAATCATGGATCCGTTGTAGGTATAGAATTAGTAAATGAGTTAGTTACGTTCAGTCAAGAGAATCTGTATAAATATAAAAACTTTATTGATCTTGACATTATAAAAATATATAGAGCTGATGGTAAAGAAGGATGTAGAAAACATACACCATATAATGCTATACATGTTGGAGCAACAACAACAATTGATGTAGCAAAAGAGTTAGCAAAACAACTTACAATTGATGGTATATTAATGGCTCCTATAAATATACGGACAGGGGTTACTAAAATTATCATTATTAAACGTTTTGCTTTCAGTAAGTACACATATAAGTTCACAAAGTTAGTCAGGTATGTTGATCTCGTTTAATACTTGTAGTATTCATTATAAATATCAAAAACTACTCCTGCTTTTAATGAAAACAATATTTTTCTATTAAATGCTAGTATATCATCATCTGTTAATTCTGGGATGATCTGAAGCTTATCACGTTTGTTTGCTCGTATGTATAAACTAATCTCGTTACTTAGCTTCTCAATTTGCACTAATAACTTATCTGGTATCCCTTCTCGTTTTTTTAATTTAAAATATACTCTGTCAAGATCATCTACTAAATTGTATAGAGTTCTTTTTCTTGTCATTATATACTATTAACGTAAAAAAAGCCTGTTTAATATATGTATCAATTAAGATCATATAGAAAACAGGCAAACGTAAAAAAAACCCCGAATAACTCAGGGTTTTTTGTTTAACGCTTTAACATTTCATCTACATTTGTATATGCTGTCAGAACTGTTCTACAGCAATATTTTCTTATTTTGAATTTACGGAATATAGCTTTTATTGTACAATCAAGATCTTTAGCATAATTAAACTCTTTTTTCTGTGAACTTCTAAGTTTAATTATTGCCATGATAAGCTTTTTTCTTCCTATACATTTACCGCATGTTTGACATCTAACTGGAATACACATGTTGATATAATATTTGTAAAATTTTATCTTTATAAGAATCAGGAAAATATATGATAGTAGTAATTTATAATTGTTTTTTCATTTTATCGTTTTTTTTATAGAAAAAAGTAATTATGTAAAATATATATAAAATGGCAACAAGGGCAGTAGTTGATGTAAATAATCCAGAATCTGCATCACAGACATGGGAAAAGATATGGGATGCTAGATCTGTACTAATATCATCTAATACACATTGGAGTGAACAGCTACCATCTTCTAATTTGTTTTCAACTGAAAAATATAAAGACACATTAGTAAAAAATGATGTAGAAAAAAATTATGTTAATCAGTTGTTCTTTTCGTCTAAAAATATACAAAATCTTGATGCACGATTAAGATTTGCTGTATTCAAAATGTCAAATGGAGAGTATCATCTTGCTCCACAAAATAGACAAGAGCTTGTTATTATAATGAGAGCAATATATACTAACTATGGACAAAACAGAGAAGATAATATTGTTAAACAAGTAGAAGAATTGAATAAACTAATCATTAATAAGATAAGCCCTGAGTTATACTCACGTGCAACACAATACTTAAAGTATCTGAAAGATGCAAACGAAGGACATAGAATACTTGTTGCAAGACCAGTTAACGTAAATAACACCGGGTTAAAGGTGTTAAATATGGGGTCAGCTATAGGACTCTAGCTTGTTTTAATTAAAGGTGTCAAATACATACCATAACGCCTTTGAAAATGTCTAAATGATGGAGAACAAGATCTTGAACCTAACCATTTCCTTAATGCAACACCCACCTTATCCATTAACTTATCGTTTAACATCCAGAAACGATTCTTAAATTGCAAGAAATTCAATACTCTAGTTCTTGCAATAAATGGTCGCTTATGTTTATGGTCATCGTTGATTTGTTTTTGTATCCAATCATTCACAAACGCTGTTTCATCTTCATCTGTAAAGAAAAACCTTTTTATGTCTCTCTTAGTCTTTTGGATTTTTTCGTATAGTTTTGATTGTTTTTCTTTATGGTTACGGATTTTATCTGTGATGAATGGATACCCTTTACGTTGTCTACGTTTTCTTGCAAACAAAGATTGACAAAAACCTTTCCTTTCATATCCACATTTAGACAATCTTGTACAGTTACAAGAACGCTTAGAGTAAGTATACATGTCAGAATTTAGTTCTTTTACATAGTCATCATAAGTATCTAGTAAGGGTTTGTCACCTTCAGAGCCAGAATAATCTTGTACTAAATCAACAATTGAATCCACTTGAATATGTTTAAGTAATGTTTTTTTAATACATGATTCTTCTTTTACTTTTATAGCATGTTCCTTTCTAATCTTTTTTAGATATTTTTTACTAAATTCAAGAGGATCAAATTCTCGGATACACTTTTCTTGGATGGTCTCGACATCTGTGTTATAACGAACTATTAATTTTGACATGATTTTTACGCTAATATGTATATATAAAGTATAACTTGTTATTATTATTTAACTGATTTTTTACCCTGTGCAAAAAAATAATAATATGTCATGTAATGGATAAAAATAAACACACTCGAAGTACTCCATGATAAATTTTTCCCATACATTATTATTAGTATTATCAGTTGTTATTTTACTATATATCGCATCTAGTACCTTTTTCTGGTTATCATCAGTAAGCATAAAGAAATCATGATCAACTAGCACATGTTTAAGAGTTTCTATGCTAAAACAACTGATATTGTCTTCTAAATATTTGTTTACTTGTTGTACTTTATCTTCATCGAATGTATCCTGTACCTCCCTTACATGTCTTTTTATTTTACATGTTGCTACAAGTTGATAAAGAATATTTGTATCTAATTCGTTGTAGTTAAATGTTTCAAATTTCATATAATTTAATGTTTTTGGGATTGTATAGTTACATAATTCATCTGATATATCATATTTATATTTTGATGATTCGTTTATAATAAAACTTCTTTTTGTATCAAATGGTATATCTGAAGTATGATTTAGATTGTAACCAGTGGTTTTAATAATATCTAATAACATAGTTCTATCATCTAATTCTGGCACAAGATTATCTGCATCATTTATAATTATTTTGCATATATCGGTAACAGGTATAAAATCATATAGCGAATCAATTTTTGCATCCATTATTTATTTGTTTATTATTTTTTCCTGTTTATTAGTTATAAACAAAAATACAGATGCAGAAAAATTGTACACTAATTCATGGTGAGTGGTATGGGAGGACTTGTTCGGGGTGAGTGGCATGGG